CGCCCTCATTGTGGATGCGGGCATAGGGCACCTTAGGACTGCCGGCAGATATCACCACTTCGGATGGCAGTACGACTGATGGACGCACAGAGCTGAAGAGATTGTTGGTCCGCATCATCAGGCTGCCTTTGGAGGGCTCGCGCTTTTTGTTTTGGTAGGGAGCCCAAGGGACGCCCTCCCAGTTTTTTTGGATGAAGCGCTCCTTGAAGTGCTCGACGGCTGTCTCCGCGACGATGTCCGGCACGGCGTCAAACTTCTGGTCGAAGCGGTCAAACCACAATGTGATCTTATCGATGCTCATCGTCTCACTACCAGCCCCCGTCTGGATGCTTCTGGGTTGGTCTCTACCGAGCTGAAGGATACGATCGTGAGGTTGCCGGACTCGTCCAGCTTGGCCACCACGCGGATCGCTTGGTTGCGGTAGTACTTCAGGTAGGTCCATGCGTCCATGGTGCCGCCCATGAGGTCATTGATCCATACCTCGTCGGGGTTGGCAAGGGCCTCCTCGATCGCGCCGACGAGCTGGAAGTCTGTGGATTCGCCCTGGTTGGCGGCGTCCAGTATCGCCCGCTCGAGCGTGATGGATCGCTTGGCGTAGTCGAGAAGCGAAGCGCTGGAAGGTGATACCTGGCGTGCTTCAAACAGCTCGTCGATGGCACTTGGCTCCGATGGAGACCAAGTGGCCGACTTGGCTTGTTGCAGCTCGCGTGCTTCCCGGAGTTTCCAGTCAGCGGCGCCCATATCGAGCACCTTCTTCAGGACCTTGTCAGGGCTGGCGCTGTACATCTGATCAGGCGTGAATACCTGTTGCGGGATTGCCCGGTTGATGGCAAATCCCTGCTTGCGCGTCTTGACCCACTCGGGATCGGTCTTGATGTAATCCTGCACAAACTCGATGTCCAGATCCACTTTCCCTTTGTCCACTTCAGCGGCCAGCCTTGGCACCACATAGCAGCGACAGCCCCAGCCGTTAGGTGGAAATATCTGGGCCCAGAGCGGATGATTGGCGGGAAGGATCACGTCATGCAGCGTCCTGTGGCTGTCCCGTACGCGCTCATCTCCGATCGTCTTGTATTGCCAGTAGGGGAAAGTGTTGAGCTTGCCCATGAGCCTGTAATAGGTCGACGCGGCCTCTGCGGTCTGGTAGGCAGTATTGTACTCGGTCACGAGCCAAGGGCGGTACTTCATGCCATAGAGCTTGCGCACCATGGTCTCGAATTCCTTGTAGGACTTGGCGCGCCGAAACAGCTCATTCACCTCCTTGGACTGGTAGGCGGCTTTGACGGTCGAGAACTTGAACAGGTTCATTTCCCAGGCGGTCTGCATCTTGGGATCGAGATCGCCGTAGCTGATGCCGTAGTCTGCGAGCGGGATGAGCCGGTCGCCCTTCCATCCCGCCTTGAATGCCCGGGCCAGTGCCGTCACCTGATCGTAGAAGAGGTGCGGGTACATGGTGGCCTTGCCGTCGGCTTTGACGACTGCCTGTACCATCTTCCTGACATCAGGAAGATCAGCATCAGTCAGCTTGATCAAATGGGCTTCTCCACAGCAGCTCAGCGTCTCCGTCTTTGCCCCGGTGGTCGCCGGGGCGTAGTCGAAAAAACTTGCCAGGGCTTTTTTGATCCGGGTGAAGATTGGATCGTCGTCATCTTCATCATCATCGTCGTCCTCATCTTTGTAAGGATGCTCACTGAGTTTGACGGGCTTTTTGGCCGCGGGAGGCTGGTTTTTGGCTTTCATCTCGGCTTCCTTCTCTGCCTGCTGCTCTGCCTTCATTTTGTTGTAGTTGGCAGGCTTGGGGATGCCGTAGGTCTCGTAGAAGAAATCGTCCTCGATCGGAAGGCCTTTTTCGAGCAGTCGCATCTGCATGTCGAAGCTTTCCTTCAGTGTGAGCTCATTGTCCTCGCCCTCGATGATGAACTTCCCGCCTGCGGTCTCGAATCCGTGTGTGTTGAGAATCTTGACAAAGCGGCTGTTGAGCACGCGGCGGACGAAGTTGATGTCGGATTCGTTTTTGCGCTCGTCCTGGTTCTCATGCGTCTGCGACTGTGCGTATCCGGAGGATGTACTCGACTCGGTGGTCTCGGTCGATCCGAGCAGGGCCTTGCTGATTTCCTTGTTGAGGAAGGACATGAACTTATCCTGAAGGTCGCCGTTGGCGTTCGTCTTGTTTTCCAGCAGGGTGACCTGCGTACCTGCCGGACGTACCAGGGCGCCGCCTGATCCGAGTGCGGTGATGGCCTCGAGCAGCTTCAGCCGCTGCTGCTCGTCGAACCCGTCCCAAGTAGCATCCACGATCGGGTTACCAAAGACCTGGACAAAAAGCGCCCAGTCACCCAGTCCGCCGCGCTTCAGTATCTGGTAGGGAGCGGCCTTGAGGTACAATCCAAGGTCCTTGGGCTTGCCCACTTCCATGATCGTCTTGGCGTAGTAGCCTTCCCGGACGTTGATGCCGTCCTCGGTGGCATAGTCCTTTGCCAGGATTCCTTTCTCGGGTCGGTAGTTGAGGCGTGGGAGCAGGTTGGCTGCCATCTCCCAGGTGCCGTCTGGTCCCTGGAAGAAAGTAGGCTCGAGCATGGAGTAGCCCCAAAACTTCGAATTCATGATCTCCTCGAGCAGCTCTTCAAATCCAATCGAGTCCACGATCTGGTTGATGATATCGACCGGCTTGCCTTCCTTGTCGACAAACTGCCAATTCGCCGTGGTAACAGCGTCCTTACGCTTGCCGGTCACAGCCTCGACATGCCCGTCGAGCTCTACGTCTGCATAGAGGTCATAGAGTAGCAGGCGCTTGGGCAGCAGGCTCTCCGCTGCCTTGTGAGCGGTACGCCAAGAGGGAATGTCTTGGGTACGGCGGGAAAATGGGCGCACATCGATCTGGTGCAGGACGATGGCAGGCGGCGCGCCTCCGGGGTTCTTTTTGGCCTGTTGGGCCTTTCGGATGTCTTTTGGATCAGCCATTTGATAAGCTTTTAAAAGGGTTTAAAACAGGATTGCGTGCCTCGCTAGTACGAAGTGCCGCGGCGGGGATTGGAGGCTACGTGGAAGTAGGTGTCCGATCCTTCGGGCGTGGAAGCTGGGGGCCAACCATGGGGCACGAGCTTGCCGGCTTGGATTTTCTCGAGCGTCTTGATCGCGTCCTCATACCGCTGCCGGTGAAACTCCACGGAGATGTTGGGATTGGCAATGATGATGAAATTCCAGATCGCAAGGTCTTTGAGCAGCATGAGGAGCATCTCGTCACGATCCTCTCCGCTGGCGGAGAAGAGCATGACCTTGTCGAATCGGCTCATGTAGCCCTTGGCAAGTAAGATGGATACCTTTATGGCTGTCTCGAGCTTGGTGTCGTCGTCCCGCTCGATCGCATCGATCAGCTCGGGATAGAGGTGTGTATTGAAGTCTGCGCGTGTGAGCATGTTACCAGCGTTTTGCGTTAGGTTTTTTCATCTTGGACGCTTCCACCCGGGAAGTATCGGCGATGGTTTTGGAGTTGATGTAGAAGACGGCACCTTCGACGGCATCGGGGGCATCGTCGTGAGCGCGTGAGGTCGGTGACAGGGCCTTGAACTGTGCCTCTGTATGCCGCATGTGCTCGGAGTCCCTGTAGAGGTCATTGAACCACAGGCGCTCGTTACGGTTGAGCGGCTCGAGGAGTGCCTCGATCCGGAAGAACTTTTCGGGCTTCACACGCTCGTCCGCCATCAGTGGCAGCGTGACCTTGTGGCGGTCGTTGGCTTTCTGAAGCTCGAGCTTCAGCGTGTCGTCGATGCTGGGCCACTCGATAAGGAAGTAGACTGGAACTTTGCCGTTGACCCAGTTGATGATCTCGTACTGCCAGTCCAGCATGATGGCCGTGGTGGTCTGGGCAGCAAACATCCGCAGGACGTGGTATTCGTCCTTGTACTTGCCGATCAGGGCCGTGGCCTTGAAGTCATTTTTCTTTGATCCCTTGTAGGATGGATCGGTGTAGGCTACCAAGAAGCGGTAGTCTGAGAGCGGTCGCAGGCGCTTGTAGAGAATCTTGGGGAATACCTTCCCCTGTGTGATGGGATTGTTGAAGTACTCGCCCTGCTGTGCGGCATAGCTGATCTTGGAGAGGACGCGGTCGATGGCTTCCTCGGTATTCTTTTGCGGCCAGGTGGATTTGCCGTCCTTGTCGCGGATGTTGATGATGTCGTGCGCATCGGCCATCTCGATGGCTTTTTTGATGCAGCAGTATTCGGCGATGATGTTGCCGCAGAAGATCACCAGGAGCGGATTGGAGATCGAGCGCGTGGCGTAGAAAGCCCGCTCGAGCCAGTCCCACTTCTTGTCGACGGTGTCGGGATTGCGG